GTGATGATGAAGTTGTCGAAGGTACAATAATTCAACGAGAGCATGCAATGTCTGCTGCAGGATTTGAAAAAGATGCCTCAGAATCAAGATATCTTGTTAGGCTTGAAGAAGGTTACTACCCAAAGCTTGGAAGTTGGAAGCCGTGTGTGACTATACCCTATGCAGTTCTATCAAATGTATTGGGAATTGATGCAAATAAAATGCTTGATACACTGCAGGTTTCAGGGGTTAGAGGAACTATACCTATTCGTGGATATAAGGGAGAAGATTGCAATGAGATGTGGTACTACTCAGTAGAAGGAGGGTATGTAGTCCGTTTAGAGGAGGGGTATTATCATAAAGACCCAAGTGGACAGTGGAAGCCCTATGTTATTGCACCAACTGCCTTGGTAAAAGGTGCAGTAAACTACCGCCCGGAAAAGACTCTTAGCGATACGGTTACTTGTAACGAGCGTGGGCAGATTAAAATGGTAGATACTAAGCTCAATAACTATACTAATAATCAGGCAAAACTTTTTGGTATGGACCCTGGTAGAGGTAAGCTGGTTATGCAGTTGGGTTATGGCAATGCGTATTATTTTAGAGATGATAATAACCCCCACGTGGAGGTTGACGCAGCCGTATTAGGTACAGCAGAAGCTGATAGTGTACTGCAGTGGCAAACTGCATCTTCACAGCATGGTATTAAGTTTGAAGGCACAATTCCAAGATGGATTGCTACTCATGGTGATGTTATTCTTGCAAATCCTAGTCATTCTGGGCAGGGTTTTGCTTATGATTTACCTGGGATAGGAAGAGGAATTGCAATAGGTGTAAAAAATGGCTCGTTTATACAAGGAGCAAATTATGCGTTCTTACCATCCCCAAATTTTCAGCCATGGAACGTAAGAAAAAATGTGAACATAAATGGCATGATAGGAACTATGGAGGATTATGGAGCAGGTAGAGTGGCTTTTAGGAATGCCACCTTTGACAATGTTTTAGTGTCAGGGGTGGCGAATATAGGATTGGGAAGCAGTTTACTTAGTTATACTAGACCTGCAACGGAAATAAGGGATGGCATTATAAGATTTAGTAATGGTGGTTCAGCTTCAGGAGGGGGATTACATGAATATCGAAAAGATAGAGTGCTTGAGGAGTCAGTAACTTTGGCACATTCTGTTAATTTAACGCCTTTCAGAACTATACGATTAGGATTGAAGTATCCATATGGTGGGAAATGGGGAACGGTTGGTGGTGTAGGAGCTTTAGTAGGCGTTGTGTGGGCACTACCAACTGGTTTGCCTGCAAACTATATTCCGAGTATAAATAGTAAAATAAACGCAAGTGTTATAAAAAAGGTGGGTTACAAAGATGGAGCTGTTCCTATAACTTCAGGACAGTGGAATACTTTAGTGGCGATACCAAATGGTGCTGAATATTTCGTTGATGTAGATGTATCAGAATTACAAGGACATCATAGAATTGCAGTAGGAATTGCTGTAAGTAGTCCCAATAGACAAGAAGCAACTATTCAGGTAAATGTGGTTGTTAATAACAGTATATCTGGAATTAGCCATATAGAATTTATAAATTAGGAGGTTTAAATGAGCAAATTGATTTTAAAGGACGAAACTGAAATTGAATTATCAACGCACTACGGTGATACATTTGTCACAGTGATTTATAATTTTGCAGAATTGGATGAGTTAAAAGGTAAGTTGACTGATGCAAATACTGTAATCATGACAGTTCAGGATGATGTCGGAGAGCAGTCTATAACAGGCCTTAAGCTTCAGGGTATCACAATCAATTTTATTAAAGATGCAATTGGAGCAATTGCCCAAATGCAGGCGTTGTTGATGTTTAGAGCAATGGACAGAGTGGAGCAGGTTGAAACGACACTGACAGGTCGTATAGATGCTCTATCTAATATGGTGGTTGAGTTGATGACTTCAGAAGAGGAGGAAGAAGGCAATGAGTAAGAAGAAAATAAAGGTATATGTTAGATTTTATGCATCTAGAATTAAGCATGGACTTATGGCACTTGATGAAGTGCCGGATAAGTACAGGTCTGCTGTAGAAGAGTTCATGAAAACAGATGAATACCTCATGATGTAGCCTGATAACAAAAAATGCTATCTTGATAACAGAAAGTAGAATTTTAATAACGGAAATTGCATTTTTTATACCAAAATAGCATTTTAAATAGACGAAAGAGGAGCTTAAGCTCTTTTTTTATTGGAGATAAATATATGACATTAGAGGAAGCAATAGACCATGCATTAAGGGTTGCAGGCGAGGCTGATGCATGTGGCAGATGTAAGTCAGAGCATTTGCAAATTGCAGCATGGCTACATGAACTGCAAAGATATAGAAAAAAGGAGAAAGGCGAAAAAAATGGATAGTGCATTTTCAGCAGGGAAAAAACTGCTAAGAGGTTCATATAGCCAGTTCACTCCAACTGGTAGGGATTATTTTGTTCTAAATCGAGCGTACGGCAAGACACCACATCCTGGAGATATCGTTTACTTTTATAGTGGTGAAAAGGGCAGAGTTGCTCATGTTGGTATAGTTGAAGATGTAAAAAAGGTCAATGATACATATTTGATTCATACTATAGAGGGTAATACCTCGGCAGTTGCTTTTGAAAGAAATGGTGGAGGTGTTGCAAGGAAGGAATACCGATTTACTGAAGGTGAAGTTGGTGGAAAAAACAGAATCAATGGATTTGGTATGCCACTTTTCAGTAACTCAACATGCACAGCAGAAGAGCTCATTGCTGTAGCAAGACAAGAGGTTGGATATTTGGAGAAGGCGAGTAATGCTATGTTGGAAGAAAAAACTGCCAATGCCGGAATGTCCAACTACACTAAGTATGGTCATTGGTATGAGCAGAACGGTTTGTATTGGTGTCAGCAATTCGTCAGTTGGTGTGCTTACCAAGCTTGCAAGCTACATCAAAAGAACAGCTTCACAGGATGGGTGATGTTTGATGGTAAGTGGGTCTATGAGATCAAGGGAGTAGTGCAAAAGAATAGATGGATAACTACAGACGGCAGATGGTATGTAGTTGACGGAGCAGGCCATATGGTGACAGGTTGGTTCAAAAATGGCGATGACTGGTATTACATGAACACTGATGGAGGTATGCTTGCAGGACAATGGATTGACATAGGAGATGAGTCATATTATTTGACAAAATCTGGAGTTATGGCAAGAAGTGTTTATGTTAAGAATGATAAAAAGCATATTTATCATTGGGTAGATGAGGATGGTAGATATCAGAAGAAATTTGATACAGAGAGTCCGGATTTAAAAACATATGGACTTGCAGAGTAGAAAGGATGGTTAAAATGAGAGCAAATGTATTATATTCATTAGTAGGTGTAGTAGGAGGATTTGTAGCAATGGCTTTTGGAGGATGGAGTGAGGCTTTAATCACTCTGATTGTATTTATGGCAGTAGATTATGTGACAGGTCTTGCAGTCGCAGGCATATTCAAGAAAAGCAAGAAAAGTGAGAATGGTGCACTTGAGTCAAGAGCAGGATTTAAAGGCTTATGCCGCAAAGGCGTTGCACTACTTATAGTACTTGTGGCAGTAAGGCTTGATATAATCATGCATACAACATACATAAAAGATGCAGTTATAATTGCATTTGTAGCAAATGAATCAATAAGTATAATTGAAAATGCTGGGCTGATGGGAGTGCCGGTACCGGGAGTGATTGCAAAGGCTATTGATGTTCTTAAGAAAGAGTCAGATAAGGTAAGTGCAAATTAAGTGCACTTTTAGTAATATGAGTTTCTTCCTATTTATAAATAGTAGTAACTCACTAGTAACAAAGTTATTTAAAAAGCTATAAAATAGGCAACCTACAGTTCTGTAAGAGATAATAAACAGACAAAATTATACCCAGCATATGCGAGGAAAACCTTGTATATACTGGGTTTTTCTTTGTTTAAAATTTTGTAAGTTTTTGCTTACTAGTAACATACTAGTAACACACTAGTAACAAGGATTTAGGTATCTTCCGTAAGACTTTTGCAATCAAACATAAATAATAAAAAAATCATACTCTAAAACTTGACAAAGTAATGTATACAACATAGAATACAACTATAGATAACTTGTGAAGGAATAACACTAGGTCCCAGAAGGGGGTAGCTGCTTTAAAGTAGTGAGCATTCCTAAGTGCCTGGGGTTATCTTTTTTTTGATTTTTTCAAACTATCTACAAAATGAATTGGGTTCTTTTTTATTTCGTTTACTATAAACTCTACAAATTGTTCAGAATATGTAAATGACTGCATATTACCAATTTTATGTTCATATGAGTATACAGGGTTGGATTTTATATTATAAAAATCTATTATTAAGTTTAAAACATATTGATTAAATCCCTTATCGTATTGAAGAGTACAATTTGTGTTTTTTAGTCTTGTCTTTACAGCCTGTATAACATTATTGTATGAATACTTATGCGTATTAGCAGGATCCTTTACATCTTTTATAATAGCAACTTTATTAGGAGAATCATTTGATAACGATACTGTAAAATCTGCATCATTGTGTTTCTTTGTGATATAAAGGTTTTGCCTTATATTTATTGAAAACTTTTCTGAATTGTATTCGGAACTAAGTACATCTATGTCATTTGATTGCTGTATAAACTTTTCAGCAATTTCCGAAGGATATTTCAACCTTATTTGTTCACTACTTAATATATCGTAGTTGGCATTTATCGTAAGAAAGTTATGCGGTATGTGATTTTCTATATCCTTGTTATGGAATCGTTTTAATTCATTAACAAAATTAATTACACATGCTTGAAATAAAGGAGCGTACTTAGCTTCATAATCTTCAGTTATGTAATGTGTACTTATATTTCTAAGTTCTATTATTTTTTCCAGATTTAGCCTAATTCTTGTGTATATATTAGTATAAATGCGTTGAAGAACATTTTCCAAAGATAGTGTTCTGTCCGGAGCATTAGAAAAATATATACTTTCGCCTCTATTCAACATTTCAGCTTTTAACATTAATTCCCAAGCATTACAAATAAAGAAGCTAAAACCTTCAATTCTGTACCTGATAGTTGGTTTGTTATAAATCTCCAGACCTAAAATAAATGCTTCAATGCTCTTATCAACAAGTTTACTTTTAATATCTTCCAAATTCATACTCTCCTATAAAAATTAAAACTTCACTCTTTGTTTTTGTGAGGATTATTTTTTAATTTATTTTCATTTCGGGTTTCTTTAATAGCGTATTTTAAAGCGTTGCGCAGAAGTTCTTTAGATACTTCACTAAGTTCTTGACCGTTATACATTAGAGAGCCACTGTCGACACTTTCAAGTTTTGACATAATGTCTTCAATGCTTTTGGTTATGTCTTTATGGTCTGAATAAGGCAAATCATCATCTCCAGATATTATTGAAGAATATGAAACATTCAAAAAGTTTGCAATTTGCTTTATTTTTCCAACACTTGGGTCGTTCGAATTGTACTTTGATATGCTACTTCGAGGAAACCTCAATTCCTGCTCAAGTTTATATATTGTGTAGCCTTTTAAAGTGGCTACCTTTTTAATGTTTTCGTATAATCCCACCTTGGTTCTCCATTATTTCACAAAATAGCACGCTGAAAGCATTGAATTACGCAAAATATTGAATACAATAAAATCATAGGACGTAAAATTACACGCAAAACAATACAGACATTGCAGTAAATAAAAAATAGTTGTTACAAATGCTAACGTAGAATATTTTGCGTAAAATGTCAATATGTTTATATAAAATTTTACGCTCTAATTTATAGACCTAATTTATAAAAAGGAACTTTAACTTGGAGATTTACGACAATAGAAAGCTATTATGTCGAGATAAATGCAGGAAGATTTCATGGCCGGTAACAGAATTGGGATTTACAAGAAGTAATATAGATAAGTGGATTGAGAATATACCAAGCATATTGATAGTAAAAAAGTAGCATACTATTTTGTAGTAATGATTGAAGAAATCACAAAGAGGTAATTATATACTGTAAAAAAAGTCCACAACCTTGTGGTCATAGACTTTTATTGTTTTTAATATTTTTATTTATTCTACCGTAACAGACTTTGCCAAGTTTCTTGGCTTATCAGGATCCAATCCTTTTAAAAGGCTGACCTGATAGGAGAGAAACTGCAGTGGAACTACCAAAAGGCTTCCGGCAAAGAGAGGATGGGTACTTGGTACACTAAGATTTTGTACAAAGTCATTCTCATCTATAGAGATATTTTCCATTGTGAGAGCAAAGCATTTTGCTCCACGACTTTTTACCTCGTGAATATTTGAAATACTTTTTCCTGCGAGTTCCTCTTGGGAAAGAAGAGCGATTACAGGACTGTCTTTTTCTATCAGGCTTATTGTACCATGCTTTAACTCACCGCTGCTGTAGCTTTCACAGTGAATATAACTGATTTCTTTAAGCTTCAAAGCTCCTTCCATGGAGATGGCCCAGTCAAGACCTCTTCCAAGGAAGAAAATATTGTCTGAGTCCTTCAGCTTCTTTGCCATAGGTAGGATTTCGCCATCCAGGGAAAGACATTGTTGAATCTTACCGGGGAGAAGGAAAAGTTCATCTTTGAGGCTTCGAGCTTCTTCATCTTTAATTTTACCCTTTGCTTTAGCTAAAAGCAGGGAGAAAATGTAACCTGCAACAAGCTGACAGCTATATGCCTTTGTAGTGGCGACTGCAATTTCAGGTCCTGCCTGCGTATAAAAGACAAAGTCGGATTCTACTGCAATTGCAGATCCTTTGACATTTACAATAGAAAGAGTTTTTGCTCCCAATTTCTTTGCTTCTTTTACTGCAGCTAAAGTATCCGCAGTCTCTCCTGACTGGCTTATACTGATAACCAGTTCACCATCTTCTAAAATCGGATGATTGTAGCGAAACTCACTTGCAAGTTCCACCTGTACCGGAACTCTTGCCAGGCTTTCACAAACTGACTTTAATACATAGCCTACATGGTATGCAGATCCACATGCGATTATTCTGACTCTTGAGATATCCCGGAAATCCTTTTCACTCATAGAGAAGGCCTCATAGGAAAAGTCATCATTTTCTTTGCCACAGGCATAAAGTAAAGTATCTTTTACAGCCTGTGGTTGCTCAAAGATTTCCTTCTCCATAAAATGCAGATATTCTCCTTTATGAATTCGGCTTTGATCGAGATCGGCT